CATCTCATTTCGCAAAACGTTAAATTCGGTTCCACAACTCTTTTGAATACGATTGAACTTTGTATTAATTTCTTCACGCCAGTTATCAAGTATTGGTTTAACGGCGTCCTTAATATTTTCTGTCACCTCGTAAGCCTTAGATGCTACTTCTTTTGCACTGTCCGCAATCTTCTTGGCTTCTTTAGCTTCTCTTTCCGCTTGTGCCAACTGATCACATAATCCATAAAGTAATTTCATTTGTGGAGATAAATCATCTACAAGCTGTCTGACACGAAAATAATTATCTACAAGTTGATCTTGTACTTCCCATGCTAAATCATCAGTAAAAGATTTTACCAACATGAGATAGCCTCTCAGTAACAAGATTTACATCATTTTGCTGTCGCAAGTCCATATTTCCAATCGTTGTCCGAAATTCGGACGCCGTTATTTTTATAAAATGCTTCCCCTCAATAAACCGCTCTCTATTATCAGAAAACCGCTTTCTCGCAGTTCCTTCTGGTCTGCCATGCACAACATCAATATCCTTGAATGTCACTACTCGCTGACCATTATATTCTTTTACTGAAATGTCAGCTTCACCAATATGTACTAAATTATTTGCATTCACATTTCTCACTGTTCCTTTCTCAAATTCCTGCTGTAAAATCAGCAATAGTTATTCCCTTTCATTTCGTATATGCGTATCTCTATGACGCACTATTGAGCACAGAGAGCATTCAAAAGTGCTTTTAGATAAATATAATGTCTAATACTTTTTTTGTTCTCTACAAAACTATTTTCCTTCATTGTCACTTAGACATTCCTTTAGCATCTTCTTCATCATGCAACAACTAAAAACTTATTAATAAAATACTGTTGTCCTTTTCCAGAAACCAAAACAGTTTTGGTTATTCTTACAGAACCATCAGGATTAGCAATCGTTCGTTCCTTTATTTCAAACAAGTCAAGTTCCATTGATTTCTGGGTTGGCATATTATAATCTGTTCCTTTACGCTTAATTAGATAACCATTGCCACGCATCCACTCAAATAGGCGATTTTGTCCTATGTCTATTCCGTTTTGCTTCAATATCTTTGCTAACTCTCCTATCAAAATAGATGTGTTTGATACTGATACTGCATCGGCAAATATTTCTTTTGGTTTCATACGTTTTACATCTTCTAACAATATAGCTTTATCCATTTTTAGCTTGTCTATAGCCTTGTCTGCCATTTTTAGCACTCTTGCCATAATTTGCTCTGGGGTATTCCATGCCTTTTCCAAATCAATAAGATACTGGCGACACATCTTTCCTTTTTCGCTCTTACTCATAAGGCACAAATGTTTAGCCATATCAATTGACAAATTATAATCGTCTATAGTCTGTGTTCCTCCATATTGATTGCCTATCACATCTATGTGACCCCTAGAAAAGTCCACATTTTCAACAAATTCTTTAAAGTTGCTGTTGACCCAACGTGCAAAATCATACTTCACTTCCAATTTCTTATGAAGTTCCCTCGCCGATACTGTCGACGGTTCTGTTTCATAGTTAACCTTAACTAATTCATACATGCAATATATCTTCCTTTCTCGTTATATTCTAATATTGCCATCTCTTTTGCATAAAATCATCGTGCGCACTTGTGTGCACGCCCAAATCTGCCAAGTATCCCTCACTCTGCTCCACATAACAACCTCATTTCCGCTTGTGGCTGTTCTTGTAAATCTTAATCCTCCTTTCCGGCAGCAGAAACCAACTGCTGCCATTTTCTGTGATATATTGCATGAACAAATACTATAATTGATAGTTACCCATTTATTAAGATACTGCCTTATCTTCCACACTTTTTATTTTTTTCAGACAATCTTTTAGCTGAAGGCTTGTCAAATGTTCCACGCTGTCTACCTTATACTTTTTTATAACACTTGACCATGTATAACCAGTACGAACAAGTTCATTAGAAAGCTCATTCCTTAGATTGTCTAAATCTTTAGATTGCTTATTACCACTATTCTTTCTATTAAGTTCTGGCGTATCTGCATCTGGATCATCAATTAAATTTTCTGTTGGTATGCAAAAAGTCTGAAAACAAGCATACTTAAATGCTACTGACATAGCCTTATTTGTAGCTTTATCGCCACTGTCCATTCCTTCGCCAACCACCACAACATCAACAGAAGAACCATCAACAGTAAAAAACCTATATCTTATTTTGCACACAGAATAAATCAATGTACTGCCCTTTCCCGTTGTTCGTTCCTCTCGAATCTGCTCAATAACTTCAGGTGCACAAAAAATCTTATGCTTAATCATTGCAGGATTTAATGCATTCATTACCGCATCAATACTGCGATACTTAAATCCCTGCGTTTTATTCAAAGTATCTTTTCCAATTGCCTTAATATCTTCCATAACCCCGCAGATAGCAGCATAAATCATAGGTTCTCTCATCTTTTCTCCACTCATTCAATCATCTCCCATTCAATCCCCACACTATCCATATACATCTCTAGCTTCTCCTTTGCATCATCAGAAAGAGAAATACGATATTCATATAGATTTTCTTCTCCTTCCATATTAGGAATAAAGCTTTCAATTACTTCTTGTACGGCATCTTCTCTTGCCTGTTCTACAGCAGCAATTCTTTCCGCTTCTGCCTGTCGCAATGCCTCTTCCTTTTCTGCTTTTGCCTGTCGCAACGCTGCCTCCTTTGCTTCTCTGGCTCTTTGCTCTGCAAGCATCTTTTCGCGTTCCTCACGTCTGATTTTCTCCGCTTCCTCCTGGCGCTGCTTTTCCTGTTCACGTGCAAGGATTTGTTGTTTCTGCTGCTCATAGTTATTTATATATGTAATTGCATCTGTAAGGCTTAAACTATCCTTGTATATGTTCAATGCTTTTTCAACAGCCTCTGACTGCATAGAGGTAATTGTATTTAAGTCATTCTCTGTTTTATGTACAAACTCTGCAATATCTGCCTTTATATCTTTTTCCTTATATGTAGCGTTTTCCCACTTTGGATTGTAGATACGCTCCAAAGAAATATATACCTGCAAATCTTCTGGAACACATTTATAAATTTTCTGAATAAGCTGTTTCTTTTCTGCAATGCGCTTTTTTTCAAACGCCTGTATCTGCCCATTAATTAGGTCAATCGGCTCATCATACAGCCCTATCAGCTTATTTGCCTGTGCCTCGAAATTCTCCCAAGGCTTCATATATTGCGTCTTTGCATCACGCATGTTGTCTTGTAAAGACTTCTTTTCTGCTCGCAGACTAGCAACTTCCTTTCTCGCAGATGCCTTACTATCCTCTGTGAATACTATCCCTTCATACTCCGCAAGCTTATCCTGGATCGCTTTTTCCACCTGTTTAAAATTACAGGTAATCTTCGCATTCTCCTGCGTAATTACTGCTTGAATACCATTCATTTCTATTCTCCCTTTCTGCCTCTTCATAGGCTTGTCTTTCTCTCTTTAAGCGCGCTCTCTCTGGCAGCATAGATTCATTCCAATCCCACGCTTCATCAACAACCATTTGGTTCTCAATCTGACAAATCTTGTCAACCTCCTTGTAATCCTCGCAAACCGGACCCCACTCACGCTGTCCACGGTCAAAAGCACTGAAAGTCTTAGGGGTTATGCAAATAAGACTTTTGCTACAGGAGCCATCTATACGATATGCGCAATCTTCAATCTCACACATAATTGTTGTAATAATCATTTACTTTCCTTTCCGCTTATGTTATAATAAGCACAGATTTATTTTTGAAGATACAGCTCCAGCCAAGGAATACTTTCCTTCGGGGCTGTTTTTTCTTGTACTTGTCGGAATCCTCACTATTAAGTAGATGCAACACTTTTTTGTATCTGTTCAAGCTCTATCAGTTTTTTGTATGTCTGGTCACCTTTAACACTCTTTTTAGTTAGTGGAATGGTAAATATCCCCAGGTTAATACCAACTGACTTAGATACTGCTGCATTGAACTCCACTTCGTCGCATATCCCATATTCAGCTTTCAGAATTTCTTTCATTTTGGCAGTATCCATTGATAACACCTACCCTTTTAATGCTTTCTCGCCAACAAGCTTTATCTCATTGATAACAAACACCATATCATCCAGCTTTTGGAGAATAGCTTCCATTTTCGGTTTCTCATCATCACTGATTATTCCATCGGCGGCAATATCCACAAAGCTGTTCTTCATTTTTTTAAGTTCTTCAGAATCGAACTTCTGTATCAACCGCAATGCAATTCCTTCAATACCTTTCGCCTCAGTTGCAAGTGGCATCTGCCTCCCAATCGGACATTCACATTTGCAGTACCTATACTTCAATTCCGGACAGTTATACAGATCAGCCATAAGAACTATCTTGTCTACCGGAACAACTTTCGTATTCCCTAATTCATAATCAGCCAGGGTGGAAACGGAAATTCCAAGCAGTTCTGCGGCTCCTTCTCTACTAAATAGCCTCTCATTATATATTGCAGCCTCTTTTCTCGCCCGAAAGTACACATTATCATTGCCTTTCGTAGAGTCTTTCCCCATGTTCATCACCAGTCTTTCTTGCTATAATCTAATTACCATTTAACGAGCAGGCAGTTTCTGGGATATTAAGCACATCACTAATTGCTTTTACCATTGGCTCAGCGTAAACTCGACCATTTATTACGGCGGAAGTATATTCCCTAGATTTACCTATTTTTTTAGCCAACTCCCCAACCGTCAGATCCAATTCAATCATCGCTATTTTTACCTGCTTACACCAAGGCGATAATACTTTTCGCATTTATCATTTCTCCTTTCATTACAAATTTGTAATTTACATTTTCGCAATTCTTTAGTAAAATAAGAATATACTTTGCCTTTCGCATGGCTTTTTTTGCTAACCTTCCAAAGTGTGCTTTTGCCAAACGATTGGTTTAGTGTTTTGTAATTTACAAATATATCATAACTGGAAAATTCGAGTTTGTCAATATATATTTTGGAATTTTCCAAAGTTTTTTATGAGGTGATTTTATGTCTGACTTACTGGAACGTGTTTACCAACTTATGAAAACACATGACATCAAACCTACCCAACTGGCAAAACAGCTTGGAATGTCAACTTCTACATTCACGGACTGGAGCAAAGGCAAAGGTTCTCCTTCTCTAAAGGCGGTTATGCAGTTTGCTGAATACTTTGGCGTATCTCTGGACTACCTTGTCTATGGCAAGGAGCATCAAAATCAAAACATAGTATTGGAAATTTCCAATCCAGAAGACGATGCTCTGCTAAAGTCATTTCATAGGCTTTCTCCAGAACTCCGCTTAAGAGCAATCAGCTACATCGAGGGAATGTTAGCAGCCATGCCTTCATCTACTTCTACGGAAGACACTGTAAAATTATCAAGTTAAACGATTATAAAAGAAAACAGTAATATGTTATAGTGCGACTATTATGGAATAAAAAAGCAATGCAGACGATGAAGAAAAACGCCTGAGCAATCGGGCGTTTCTTTATGGAGGTGATACTATGGCTTATACCAAACTAAAGCAAACAAATCCAAGGGTGGCTATTTACGTTCGAGTATCCACACTCCACCAAATAGACAAGGATTCGCTGCCGATGCAGAAACAGGACCTTCTGGCATATGCAAAACTCATGCTAGGTACTAAAGACTGTGTTATCTTTGAGGATGCTGGATACTCTGGCAAGAACACTGACCGCCCAAAGTTCCAGGAAATGATGTCTCAAATTCGGGCAGGAGGTTTTTCCCACCTGCTGGTATGGAAGATTGACCGTATTTCCAGGAATCTACTGGACTTCGCAACTATGTATAATGAACTAAAAAACCTTGGTGTGATTTTCGTCAGCAAAAATGAACAATTTGACACATCTACTGCTATGGGCGAGGCGATGCTCAAAATTATCTTAGTTTTTGCAGAACTGGAACGAAATATGACTTCAGAACGTGTTACCGCAACTATGATTTCTAGGGCAAATAACGGTTTGTGGAATGGTGGTAGAATACCTTACGGTTATGACTATGACTACGATACCCATGAGTTTACTCCGAGCGAAACAGAAGCTCCAGTCGTGCGGCTGATACATGACCTTTACGAGAAGGAGCGCTCCCTGGTCCGGGAATCTCGCATACTGAACTCCAAAGGATACCGCACAAGAACCGGGAACGAATGGAACCCTGTCTCCCTCCACATTATCCTCCACAACATTTTCTACTGCGGAGACTATCGGTACAATGTGCTGAAAGAAGGCGATAGGCAGAAGGTCAAGGACGAGTCCGAATGGATAACGATTAAGGAACACCATCCTCCTATCATCACCAGGGAGCAAAAGGAGCGAATCACATCTATTTTGGATATGCGTTCTAAACAATATCGTTCTGGGCGAAGGCGTAACAGTGGTCGCCATACACATATATTTGGCGGTCTTGTTATTTGCGGAAACTGTGGTTCTTTCATGGTGAACAGCATCGGAAACAAAAAAGATTGGTCTTACACCAGATACCTATGTCCGTCTAAACGTAAAAGCAGCACCATCTGCACCGGAAAATCCACCTCCGATCCAATAATTGGCGAATTTGTCTTAAACTACATACTGAATATGCTGAACGCACAAAAGAACTTCGAGAATATCTCCTCCCCGGATGACTTGCAAGCTGCTCTGTTAATCGGAAACACCTTTTCATACATTGATGGTATAGAGCCGGATGGAGTGCTTGATTTATACAACATTCTGGCTTCGGGGAAGGTCCAGGGAGCAGTATTCGGCAAAGGGACGAACATCAAACCAAAGGATGCTGAAGATAGCGAAATCACCTCTCTAAGAGCTGAAAAGCAGAAGATGGAACGTGCATTAGACAGACTCCGCAACCTCTACCTTTATTCTGAGAATGCCATGTCTGAGAAAGAATACATCATCCAGCGTACAATTCTTACTGAAAAACTGGATGAAATCAATGACGAAATCGGCATGATGCAGTCGGATGAATGGCAGCAATCAGTGACAGACGAAATGTTCATCGCCAAGGCGAGCGAGTTCATCATCAGCCAAAAGCTGACCGACCGGAACTACATCAACTACAAACGGCTAGCTCAGTCCGTAGATGCTGAAGTCCTACGCAACTTCCTCACCAGCATTATTGACAGTATTATCATAACAGATGGCATGGTCCAGCGTATCACTTTCAAAAACGGACTGTCCCATTTTTTCATCTTCAAACAACAATGA